GGTTGGAGTAGTCGGCGTCGGGGTTGGAGTAGTCGGCGTCGGAGTTGGCGTCGTCGGCGTCGGGGTTGGAGTAGTCGGCGTCGGAGTTGGCGTCGTCGGTGTCGGAGTTGGCGTCGTCGGCGTCGGGGTTGGCGTCGTCGGCGTCGGGGTTGGAGTAGTCGGCGTCGGGGTTGGAGTAGTCGGCGTCGGGGTTGGAGTAGTCGGCGTCGGGGTTGGCGTCGTCGGCGTCGGAGTTGGAGTAGTCGGTGTAAGCGAACCAACAGCAGTGTCAATAACAAGTGAAGGGTCTAAACCTGCATTGATCCCTGCGCTAATAACACTATCGATTGCATCAATGCCCGGAGTGCCGGCGTCTATTGCACCTTGCACACCGGACTGTATAAGCGCAACAGGGTCGGTCCCTTGCGCAGCACCGGAACTGATGTGGTCGCCTAAGATCGTGTCGAGTGATCCACCAGAAGTCAGCCCACCTGTCACAGACATTGACAAATCAGTAACTGCAGTCGGCGTGGTTACAGTCGGAGTGGTTGCAGTCGGAGTGGTTACAGTCGGAGTAGTTACAGTCGGAGTGGTTGCAGTAACACCACCTGCGAGTGGTCCTCCTGTTAGCATTGCGCGAGTCGCGTCAACACCTGCATCGATGTAATCAGCGTTTGTCAACCTAGACCAGTCGCCGCCGTATCTTAGCTGTACTTTTTCACCCAAGCTCGCGCCATAACTTTCTGCGTACTCCGCACCACCTTCACGCAGCGTGGAACCCGTAGCACGCGCACCGAGGCTTGAACTAGATTCTCTAAAAAGCCTACCCGCTGCTGCTGAACCCATAAGGCCATTTGCAACTGCATTGGCCACACCTGCAGATAGCATTGCATTGTTGGCAATTTGATCCGCTTGCTCAGGCGTCATGCCACGATCAATCGCACCTTGACGCACAGACTCACGCGACTGCAGCATCGCCTCACCGACGTCAATAACCTTATCCGCCCTGCCTACTGCAACGGCAGAATCCAAAATCCGACCAATTAGCTGAGCACCCTTGAGACCAACAGCTTCTGATGGCAACTCTTCCAAAATCCAGTTTGCAGCGCCAATTGGATTTGAAAGTGCAGATCTAATGCCTGCACCTATTTGGCCTATGAGTGTGGTCTCCGCTTTGATGTCATTTATTATGTTCTGTTTCTGCTGTTTTGAAGTGTCAGTCTCTGCGTACTCACCAGTTGCATTCAGCCGTCGACCCAGACTGCGCAATACATCGCCCGTGCCATCAGCGCCAAATAAACTGGCTCCGCTGGCAAGAGTGGCTGCAATTTGACCCGTGCCTTGCGTTGATGCTGATACGATTGTACGGCCAAAATCTTCCAACAAACGGCGTGCTGGCTCGAGAACAGAAGCACCTGCACCTGTGTATGGTTTGCCAGGTTCAATTTTAAACAGTGGGTCAACAGCTTCTTTGATATTCAAATCACCCGTGCCTTGCATCCACTCTGACACATCAACAGGTGTTGTTATGATTCCTGTTTTAACAGGCACGGAGAATGTACGTGTATTAGCGGAACCGACATCATTTCCAAGAGAAGAGCCAACAGCGCCGGTGGGTGTCAAACCTGCTGTCGGGGTCACTGCAGGGTTAGTAGGTGTCAATCCACCCGTCACAGACCGAGCGGTTTCATATGCTTCTTGATCAGTTGCGCCTGATTCTTTAGCAGCTATGAATGCAGTCGCGCCGATGTTGGACAGATTGTTAAGCTGCGCCGTGTCGAATACTGGCGGCGTGACGGCAGCGGTGTTAGCTGTTGGCGTGGTCGCCATCGTGTCGTTGCCAGCACCGCCCGTTACAGTCGATTGCGCGATTGCTCCAGTTGTCCCATCGACGATCGGTGCAACGGTCGATGCAGCAGCGTTAGCCACTCTTGACGCGGCTGACCCGAAGTCTTTGGTTGCATTTACAAGGCCAAAAATGTTCCCTGTCTTATTGTAGGTTTCAATCGCTTGATTCAGGTTGTACGCTCTACCTGCGAGATCCAAATCCTGACTGCCAAGATATGGAGCGAGCATGATCGCCGCATTCCCTAATTGACCATTAGCGATATTTGCCCCGATCGAAGCAAACCGACCGACATCGCCTGTGGTGAAACCTGTGTTCCCGATCGGCATATTCCCTGCGCCGGTCAGACCAATTCCCAAGGAGATTACATTCCCCCACTGCTTGTCGTCGATCGCTTTGCCAAGCTGCAAACCTGTAGAAACCTGACCAAGAGTTCCTTGCAGATTCCCGGCAAAAACATCTGCAGGGACACCGCCGATCGTAGCGGACATCGCGTCCGACGCGACACTGTCCGGCATGAAAGTGCCAGCATTCAGACCCGCATTTGCAGCGCCGACCAAGTTCAACGCGCCACCCAAATAGTCTTCGTTCGCTATGGAATGAGCAGCGTCCAAACCAAAAGCGAACGGAGCCGTAGCAGGGAAAAGTTTAGCAGCGGTTAGCGCGAGTTGACCGACTGGATTTTCCCAGATGAATCCGCGAGCGCGGGGGCTGAATTTAGTTTCGACGGTTGGGTTGCCATTCGCATCTGTTCTGAGGTTGTAGAAAACATCACCACCATCGACACCATAGGTGCCGTTTTGGATTATTCCGATCCTCTCGCCGTTTATCGTTTGACCTGTTTTCTTGTCATAAAACTGGGTTACAGGCACCTCTTCAGTGCGTTCTGCTGAAACGTCGTCTATTGCCGGGTAATAACGCGTCTCATTGACGGTGCGGACCCCGATGTTGTTAATATCACTCACGCCTTGATTCAGAAGCCCAGAGGCGATGGCGGCTGAAGCAGGATTCGGTCCGCCTAATTGGTCTACTAACGCACCAGTGAGCGAGTTGTAACCAGGAGAAGGATTTAATAATTCTGGGTCGTTGCTAGTTACAGGGGGCAAACCTGTGTAGCTTTCCGACCCGATTGGCGCATACGGGTCGCTGACCATCGTGGATTGAGCCAATGCGCCAGTTGGATTAGAAGCAGCATCGGTGAATGTCGTCGTAGCTTGCACCAGCGGAGACGAGACAGCAGAGGTTGTTGCGGCTGGCGGCGTATAACCCGTTATTTTGAACTGCTCTTCTGGGAAGATCTGCTGCAAACCAGCGATCAAACCAGCTTCGTCAAGTCCGGTTGGGTCGATTCCCTGACCCCGCAGAGCGTTCTGAGCAATATCATAACCAACAGTGTTGAAATAATTTGCCATGTCAGACAGTGTTTGGATTTACAGCACCGACCAATGCTGCTGCCCAATCGAACCAGTTCTCGAAATTATCCGTGTGCGGAATGGCTTCGTTCGAGAACACATCGATCGCATTTATGCCGTTGCCCCAAGTCTTCCAGTCTGTCGTAGCAGTCGGGATCTCCAGCTGCTGCGCAGCGTAAAGCTCACACATCAAACTCGCCCACGACTCAAAAGTGTGAAACCGAGGGTCATAAACCAGTGCTACAGCCATTAGTAAGGTCTCGAGTCGCCGAAAGTCGCGCTTAGGAGTGTCTTGCCTAGCTGGTAGTCGCCATTCACTACGTTCGATCGAAATCGTAACCTTAATTCGCGTCGCTGCTCACGCATATCGATCTTTCCTGTGTCAGGACCAAACACAAAAGGGTCAGACTCAACATCCTCTTTCTGCGCAAATGGTCGACCCGTGACTACCAACGTCATCTCTTCGCTCTGGATGAAATCAGGTTCAACTCGCTCGAGTCGTAACCAGCGGTTTTCACCCACCATCGAAGGTTCAGTCGGACCACCAGCCAACCACCCTAAATCACTTGTCTCGAAGAAAGAGTCGATCGCAAGTACGTTCTGTCCAGCAATCGCATTAACTCCCACTTCGTGCTGCCACATGGAGATCAAGTTCGGAGGAGTGCTGAAAGTCAGGTCTTGGGTACCACTCCCGGAAGCCGCCACCGAGAGTGTGATGGTCTGCGCGAATATCGCTGTGACAGGCACCGAAAATCCTGCGCCGGGGCCGATAAACGCTGTAGCAGTGAGCGCGTTACCGATGATGTAACCCGCGCCCCGAGTAGTTATGGTCACGGTAGTCACCGCACCCCCGGCGACCACGATCGTCGCGACGGCATTCGCGCCGCTGCCGCCGGTCAAGGGGACACTCGTGTAAGTGCCATTCGTGTACCCGGAACCGCCGGTAACAGCACCGAGCGTCTGGATCGCACTAGAAGTAACTGCGGTGACGGTGGTGCCAGCGACGATGTTCGTCCCAGAAACCACTTGACCTATTTCAACCTGCAAATTGAATGTAGCAAGATTTATCCGGGTGTTACCACTAACGGTCGTCATCGACTGTGTGAATACATCCACCTCTTCACTTGTTTCCCACCCAGCCTCGACCGGATGAGCCAATACCTGCGAGAAGTAACCAGCCGATCGCCGAGTACCCAAAGCTTCGCCGGCATCATACCAGACATTCTCGCGCACGTTATAAATGATTGCGTCTGTACACTCAGTCGCATCGCCGCGAGGGTAGAACCACCATATTTCGCCATAACGCGGGATTTTGGTCACCCACACTTTCTGGCGCTGCGCATAGTTCAGATTATCGAAGAAGTAGTTCTGATTGAAGGTGTTCGGGATCTCTTTAACAACGCCATTGTAGAGCAGAAACCGGTCGACACCACACCAATAGTAAACGCCGTCGTATTCGATCGCCGATTGACTCGACAAGATCGAAGACTGGCTCGAAATGATGTCGTAGCGCCAGAACTGCGGAGGAGTACCAACCCCACCGATATAAGACACTCGGACAAGACTGTCAAGGCTCCAGAAAAGCCCAGAGGGAGCATTCGAACCACCCCGGACAGGTAAACCCTGAACGATCTTTCCGGTGGCCACATTGACTTCGTTCGCGTCAGCCGAGACCCAATCCTGCGCGTTGGTCGCTGCGCAGTTCTTTATCAACCCGTTGTTTCCGTACACGAACACGTAGGGGTGCAGGGAGACCACGCCACCCGAAACAGCAACATTATTGTTGAATGTCAAAGTCGAAGCACCACTGGTGGTGGCGGCTTGCGAAAAGGTGATTTTTTGATAATTGTCGATTGTGAACACGAGCCCAGTCGTCGACCCAGCCGTAGTGACGATCGCCGACCCACCATCTGTAGCGGATAGCGTGAATGTAGTGGCGTAGTTGGTCGCGATGATGTAGTAGGTGCTGCCCGATGCAATCCCAGTAGCAGTGCCTGTGAGTGTGCCGGTTACCCGTATGGCCTGTCCGACGAAAAGACCAGAGGTGCTAACACATGAGCATTGACCAGCGACCCCAGTGACTGCCACCCCGCTGAGCGTGCCATTCGTGATCACCACCGATTCTACCGTCGTGCCTGCCGGGATTCCGGTCCCGGTAACCGATTGCCCAGCACCGATCGCCGTGTTGGTGATCATGTTCGAAGCTTCAGTCGTCGAATTCAGCGATATATACCCGTCTGTGAAAACGCCGATCTGAGAAAGCGTCGTGCCGTTGATGTCACCGATCAGAACCGGCGTCTCGACAGTTGAATCAGTCTGCGCAAGGTTCTGCCCTGGATGAGCCAAAATCGACGCAACTCCAGCACCTCCAACGTCGAAAAACCCGTCGAACTGCCAAAGGTTAAGATCACTCGCAGTGAAATTGCTCAGAGTGTAGTTCGTGATCCCCGCGCCGACACCGTTGTTGTCAACCGAGAGCGACTGCAACCCGTTGTTGTAACCGCTGAAAATCTGGTTAAATCCGTTTGATGGATTCACCCACACTCCGCGCGAGGGGCCAGTCAGCTGATCAGATATCACTGCATAGCCGCCCATCTTGCGAGGGCGTCCGCGTTGAAATCGCACCCAGCGACCGCCTGTGTAGAAATCCAAATCGAAAACAGTGCCGTCGCGCTGGATGCCTGCTTTCGTGTCTATCTGAAGGACCTTAGCCACCATCAGAAAACTCCGGCTTGAATTCCGTTAGCGTCGAGATAGAACTTTTGAGTCCCGAGGATTGATATGCCAAACACGCCCGAAGAAGGTCTGAAAACACCAGTGGTTGTCTCGCTAGCGAAGTTCAGCGACGGAGCGCCAGCAGAACCGTTGGTAAGCGAGAGACTCGTCGCACCAGCAGCGATCGTCGAAGCGTTGTACAGATTCACCGAGTCACAGAGCAGAATCACCTGCTGACCAGCCGGGATCGTCGCTGTAGCACCACCCGACACACCCGTCTGGAATGTAATGGTGTATGCGCCGGTGGTCTGGTTGGTGATGTAATAGACCTGAATAGTCTGTGGCAGATTGACTACTACGTTACCAGTAAGCGTGCCTGTGTATTTCTGGATGACATTCGATGCTTCTGCTGAGGTAAGCGTGTACGGAGATCCTGCGAAAGTCACCGCTTTAGTTAGCTGCGTGAAGTTAAATTGCGTCGATTTTCCGAGACCGACCGAGTAGAACGCGGTTCCCGAGCAAGAGATCAAACACGAATCCGAAGGCTGCAAAGAAAGCGATGCAGACCCGTTTATTAAGTCGCCACCTGAAGGGGTGACCGCGAGAGTGCCAGTGCCGCCGTTGCGCACCAAAAAGAACCAATCATTGCCAAGTGTCGAGGCTGAGGTCAGCGTCAAAGTGCCAGAACCACTAGTCCATATGTAAGTATTCGCTCGGTCAGCGGCGACAGCTGTGTAATTCGACGAGAACGACGTAACAGGCTGGGACTGGTTGAGCGTAGCTCCGATCGCCGTCAGTCCGTACCCAGCGAGCGTCGCCGCATTCGAGTTAGTCGTCGTCGCGCCAAACGCTATAACACCCCAAGTTCCTGTCGTCGTAGCGTTGCTGGTGATAAAGATATACTGCGCCGTACCACCTGTAGATGGGATCGAGACGATCGTACTCGCACCGCCGTAGGACTTGACTGTTAGCGCAACGCCGCCAGTGTTATAGATCAGCGCATCCTGCCCTACAGACGCCTGATTGGCTGGCGGCATCCATAGTTCGTAAGCTGTGCTCGTCGTGCTGACTTGCATCACACGAGCAGCGACATAATTGCTCACCGACCCATTTATGGGCCATTCGAGCTGGATCGTGCCGGTGGTGGATGTTAATGCATAAGACGCATATGAAACATCAGTCGGCTGTACGACGTTTCCCGTGAACGGACTATTGTAGCTCATGAATCCACCGCTATGGCTTGACGATCCGCAATACGGAGTTTGTTCTCAGTTGTCAGGGTGGCCATGATTGCGTCGTATTGCGCTTGCCACATTTGTGATCTTTCGTCATTCTTCAAAAATGGCATCGCTTGAAGCAACGAGCCATAAAGGAGTGCTTGCGGAGCGTAGATCGTGAACCAGTTGGTCTGGTTGGTAGAATCCAACGGCTGCACCCGCTCGTAGTACAACACTTCGAAACTGTAAGCACTGGCGGGTGTCGGAGCAACCAACCAGTGCGTGTAGTCGTAATCAGCAAAATACGCAGGCACGCCGGTCTGAGTTGCATCGGGCCAGTATTGACGCAAGTACTCATACTGGCGCAATAAAACAGGTTGTCGCACCCCCGCAACGGTGATGTTGAAGCTAACCGTTTTGTGCCACCGAGCGGGTTTATCGATAATGCTCGTGTTGGCAACCATGGTGCTGTTGTTAACAGTCAGGTTACCAAGGAACTTGATCTGAGCAGCGATCACCTGCTCCGCGAGCATGATGAACAAAGGAATTTTATCCAGCGTCTGGGTGTCGTTACGTTCGAGATACGACTGGATGTTCTCGACCAGCGAATCGTAGGTCATCGTGACTGCAGTCGTCATTTTGCCGCCACCCCTTTGTGTTTCTCAAAACTACGCATCCCGCCAAACCCTAACAAACCAGCAAGCAGCGTCATCAACTGCTCAACCTGCAAGTCAGGCGGTGGGGCCAGCCCTTTTGGAATTATATCCGCTCCTTGACCAAAAGCCCAAAGCCATTGCATCAACGGGTATCCAAGGAACTGGTAAGCCAGACCCAAAACCCCAATCCAGCCCACAGCAGGACGCCAACCGCTGACAAACAAACTAGAAGAACCTGCTTCAATCTTGTTGACCTCAACCTGAGCCAGATCGGTTGTTTGATCGATGCGTTTTTCCTCAAGGTCGAGTTTGCGGTCCTCCAACGCCATCTGGAGCCGCTCTTTGTCCGTCGTGATAAGATCACCAGCGATTTTGCCGACACCTTCAATTATCCCCCCGATCCCTATCAGATCCATTACTTGAGTCCTTGCAGGGTGCGGTTGATCCAGCCGAGGAGGAACTTGGACTGTCCCCGGTCTTTGTTGCAGATGTTGGCGTATCGTTGAATTTTGGCAATCGCGTATGAGGCCATGAAGTTCTTCGGCGTGCAGATATTGAGGCGTTCAATAGTCTTAGGGCCGATAGCGCCATCTGGAGTCGCCCCCGCTACGACTTGAGCCAACTTGATTGCAAGTCCAACACCCGCATTCACTCCGAAGTTGAAGATTGTTTCGGCAATAACTTGCTCTTTAAGTTCGTCACCCCGGATCGGATTCCAGAAATTGTCTTTGTAAAAGCCTCGGACAAGGGGCGTAGCCGATCCAAAATCTTTCTGGTCAATGTACTGCCAACCTGTCCAGTCGGGGTTTGCGTTTCTGGCGATTCCTGCATAAGTCTGTCCTCCCCGGTCGCCCGGTATGTTGGTCAACTGGAACCCACCCTCGTCGTGGATCATCTTCTCAAATGCTGGATCGAAGTCGGCCATTACTTTTTCATCCGTTCTTCAAGAATCACGATCCGCTCACGATTTATGTGGATCAGTTCCCGGTTCTCGTGTATCTGCTTTTCCAGATCTTGCCGAAGTTTTTCACGCGCCAGTTCAGCGCCGGAGTTGGCGGCTTGTTTGTTGTCCGACGTGACCACCAAACTGATCTTGGCGTTGAGCACCGTCACGTCATGGCTGAGTTTATCCAGCGACGACATCAGATAGACGACACAAGTGAAGAGGATCGGCAAAACAGCAAACGCCGTTTTTTCGATCAACTGACTTTTGGCTTCCAGTTTCTCAGTCATAGCCCTAACACCTTCTTAACAAGGTCGGCCGCAACACCCGGTCCAAACAGCACCGCGGCAATCACCACATACAGGATGTGCTCGATCCGCGCCATGCGTTTGGACCCGTCATCAAACCGCCCTTGGATGTTTTCGTATCGTTGGGCGCAAATGGCTTCATGAACACTCAGACGTTTGTCCGTCTCAGAAGCCAACTCGTGAACGTCAGCCATTCTCAGGCTCAACGGGTGCTGGCTTCGACTGAGCCTCCACTTCTTTTTGAATGCCCTTAATCAGCGGGTCTACTTCCACCCAAGGACGATTGCCCAAATACTGGAGGATAGCGTTCAAGAGGGCGACAGATACGGTTGCGTTTTCCATGTGTAGTCCTTTTAGGCAGCGGCGTTGCGCAGTGGGGTGAGGTCTTCCGTAGTCCAGAAGTCCTTGGCGAGCATGATGTTCAAGTGGTCTTTGTTGCGTCTAACGCAGTCGTCCCAATCGGCCTGAGTCATGTACGCTGGTTTACCACCGTTGATCAGGTTTACTGAATCCATCGCGGCTTTGTAATGCTGGGCGATTTCCTCGGGGGTGTAAACAATCATAATTAAGCTCCTTTGAGTTGGCTTAGTTGAAATTCAAGGCTTGTAACCTTAGCTGATAATTCCTGCACCGCTTTGATGAGCGGAGTAATGAATTTTTCTTGACCGATAGTCTGCATCCCGTCTTTAGTAACGTCCCATCCTCCAAAAGTTGTGGTACCTTCTGCATCCATCGCTGCTTTAACTTCTTGCGCAATTAGTCCGTGATGAATCTTAGACGTATCTCGAAGGTCTTTCCCGTTTTTAGGAAGCGATGGATCAATATCAGCATCAGGCCTCCAAGTAAAAGTTACTGGACGTAATCGATTAATAAAGGACAATCCAAGAGTATCGTCTTGAATATTGGTTTTAAGTCTAGCGTCAGAACTAAAATACCAAGTAGCATTGCTAGCATAATTACAATAAATATATGTACCACTTGCACCAATTGTTATATAGTTAGATCCAAAACTGGTAACCGAATCACCAAGTACAATTTCATTGTTACCAGTGCCACGAACTTGATGTCCAAGATAAAGATTTCTTACACCATTGGCAGTTTGTCCAGCTCCTTGTCCTAAAGCAGTATTTCCACCACCAGTGGTCGTATCTCTCATCGCTTCCGTGCCGATTGCCACGTTCCCGCCGCCGGTCGTGGTGCTCAGCAGTGCTTGATAACCAACAGCTACGTTATCGCCGCCAGAAGTGCAAGCAAATAATGCTTTGTGGCCTACTGCGGTACTTCCTTGAACAGTTACGCTGTATAGGGCTTGATAACCAACAGCGGTATGATAAAGAGAAGTTGAATTTGAATACAGTGCGCTATGCCCAATTGCGGTGCAACCAAAAGGAGAACTGCCCGTATAGCCGGAATAAGAACCTACATAGGTATTGCCATTTGCACCAGAACCCGTAGAATTATATCCTGAATACGCTCCTACTGCAGTATTTTGTTGGGCAATACCACCGCCAGTACCATTAGAAGCATAAAGTGAAGCATACCCAATAGCGGTATTAGATTGCCCACCACCACCAGCACTTGTTTGACTATATAAAGCCTGAAAACCCAAAGCAGTACAACTAGTGCCACCATTACTATTAGCCATTGCCTGATAGCCAACAGCAACCATACTACTGCCCGTAGTATTGGTTAGTAATGAATTTGTGCCAATGGCAGTGTTGGATGCGCCTGTGGTGTTGTTATAAAGAGCCGTTGTGCCTACAGCAGTGTTTCCCGAAGCGGTGGTGTTAGAATTAAGGGCGGCATATCCCAATGCTGCGTTGTTTGACCCGCTGGTGCAATATCTTAACGCACTAGCACCAACAGCAACATTATTGTCTCCAGTCGCTGCATTTAATGCTAGATACCCCACAGCGGTGTGTGCCGTACCAGTGACGTTGGCGTTTAATGCTTGAAAACCAACAGCGGTGTTTATCACGCCCGTGGTACTCGTCCCCGCCCCGCTACCAAGCGCAGTTAGGTACGGGCTTCCGGAGTTGGTAACGCCAGTCAATGAGCCACCAGCCGCCCAGATCGGTGCCGAACCGGACCCCTGCGATGTCAAGACCTGACCGCTGGAGCCATAGTTTGCGCCGTTGAGACCAAATGCGCCAGAGTTGTTGAACACGCCCCGTGGATTCCCATCACCGTCGGACAGCACGATGTAGTTCGACAATGTGCGGATGTCGAGGCCGCCTTGGTTGCCTGAGTAGCCGCCTAGAATGCTGTTTTTGGAGCCTGTCGTGACGAGATAGCCAGCACCACCGTTGCCGCTCGCACCAACAAAAGAGTTTTGCACTCCGGTAGTTAGTGCCAGACCCGCTTGAGTACCAAGTAAAGTATTCCAGTTTCCTGTAGTTACTGCGTAACCAGCCTGATAACCAAGGTTTAAGTTTTGAGCGCCAGTAGTATTGCTATACCCAGCCTGATACCCAACAGCGGTGTTGTTGGAGGCGGTGGTGTTGGAGGCTAATGAACCTTGACCGACTGCGGTGTTGAAAGAACCAGTCGTGTTTGCCTGAAGCGTCGATAAACCGCCCGACGTCTCTGGGCCACCTACAGCCGTATTTGCTTGTCCAGTCGTGGTATTAAATAATGCTCTATAACCAAATGCTGCGATCTGACCATTGGTCGAATAAAAACCGGCTTGAAAACCCATTGCTGTAATGTTAGTGCCAGTCGTATTTGTATAACTAGCCTGATAACCAACAGCAGTGTTGTAAGAGGCGGTGGTGTTGGAGACAAGGGCAGACTCACCCATTGCTACATTACTTGAACCAGTGGTGTTGTTGTACAGGGCGCTTAATCCATTTGCTGTGTTGCTAATTCCCGTAGTGTTTCTGTTTAAAGCCTGAACGCCAACAGCAGTATTTTGATAACCAGTGGTGTTTGTGTATAGCGATGTCTGGCCAATCGCAGTGTTGCTATACCCGGTTGTATTGCTGTACCCCGCTTGATATCCAACAGCAGTGTTGTTGGAGGCGGTGGTGTTGTTGTACAGTGCTGAATTGCCTAAAGCAGTATTATTACCACCCGTAGTGTTAGCTAATAGCGTATTAGTGCCAAAACCAGAGTTATAACTTCCCGTTGTATTTGCTACCAAGGTGTATCCACCAGCGGCACAATTTTGTTGCCCTGTTGTGTTTACCTGTAACGCTTGATTGCCTATAGCAATTCCATAATTTCCAGTTGTGTTTGCTGCGAAAGCACTTGCACCCACCGCAGTGTTGTTGGCTTGAGCACCAGCACCACGGCCTACGGTGATGCCGTAAATAAGACCATCAGATGCCGATGAGTCTTTTATCAGCTTGCCTGTAGTGCTATTGAACAGTGCGATACCGTTTGCCGTCGCAGATGCTGGGCCAACCACATCACCAGATGCACCGGCCTTCGATGCCAGCAATTGCACAACACCCGCACTATCCTTGTAATATAGCTTTCCATCAGCAGTGTTTATATTTATCGCCAGTTCACCGTTAACCAGATTCGTGTTAACGGGAACAGCGGACGCCGTCGTACTGTAGTACAGCGAAATCGGGGTGTAATTAGTAGCAGCCATCAGAAAGTGCCTCCAGAAACGCCAGACCATGTTGGGGCGCTTGAACCGTTAGATAATAAGACCTGTCCTGCCGTACCCGCCGCAGTAAACGCATAAGCGGTTCCAGTTCCATACGCAGACCCACCCGCAGTCGGTGTCGCCGTGCCATTGGTCCCGCCGTAAGCGATAGCCAAGTTGTTTGTCAGCACCAAAGTGTCAGCGTTGATAACGCTAAAATAGTCAATAGCGTTCAAATTTGTACCAGCAAAAGTAGAATTAGTCTTGTCATACACAAGATTCAAAATACTGTAAGAACCTGCAAGACTTACCCGTTCTACGTTAGTTCCTGCTGAATTTAAAATAAAACTATTAGCCAGCGTAATAAAGCTACCAACACTTGAAGTTACAGCGTTAGATGCGGGACTTGCAGCAAAAATAGCAGAACCATCAATTTGCAAAGTTCCAGCCGTTACGCTTGGAGTAAGCACTTGGTAACAATCTTTAATTAAAACACTAGCGCTTGCGTTAGATACAGCTACAGCCCAACATTTGTTTCCTACAATAGAAACTGTGCCAGCACCCGTAATTTGTACACCTGATACGCATTGCAATTCAGTATTGATAATTTCAACATAATTTGTACCTGACTTGATAACTTGTGTGTCTACGGTACAGTTTGAAATGTAGGTGCTACCAGACCCTGTAATGGTCAAGTTAGTTAGTTTGATGCCACTAATACGAGCCGCCGCAGACAGGGTTAATGTTCCAGAAATTTGCGTGTTAGCACCAGTAAGTTCAGAGGTGGCAATTGTTGTGTTTGCGCTTGAAACTGTGGGGCTTTCGCTATAACTTCCG